TTGCATTGTCATCATATATTGTGATGACAATGATCCCTGTTTTTCTTGAATACCGATGGCACTTTCTGTTCGAGTTTGAATCTCTTCTAGTATGAGAGCGGATTTATCAAACGTGTCTCTGTACTCAGCCGCATTACCTGTTAGTCTTGCTTGTGCCTTTTCAAGAAGTTTGATTGCAGCTACCTGTTCATCCGCCGCTTTGTTTAGCTCTTCGTTTAGAGACGTTCTTTTTTCAACTAATGAGTTATACTCTACCTCAGATTTATTTCTCTGCTCATTGAATTTCTTCTCGTCTTTTCTAGCCTCTTCCTGTTCTTCACGGAGATCTCTTTGTTCTTCTAAGAGCTTATTATATTCCTCTAGATTTTTTTGAAGTTCTTCATCTGATTTAGCTTGTCTAGATTTTACCTCATTTAGTTTCTTTTCAATTTCAAATAAGCTACTCTTTACTTTTTGTTGCTTCACTTCATTTTCAGTGATAACAGCAGTAATCACGTCGATTTGCTTTTTGAGTGCAAGTTCTTTTTGTAATGCGGTTAGCCTGGCGCCTCCACTATCTGAAGATGCCTTGGTCGATGATGTTTCTTTGTTTTTATCGTCTGCCATTTATAATGTCCTACTAGAACGCATCACGTCTTTCTTTAGCTTTCTTACATATCTCTGGATTTTTTTTACAATACTCCTCGATTCTATCGTCTATAGCTTTGTAACTCGCATGCATTTTCTTGATACCATCGACGATTTTTGGATCATTTTTAAATGCTCGCTCTAAAGATGCAAGTTTACGTTTTGAAATAAACGATATTATTATATCCAAAATATCTTGTTTTACTGACATTACATTCTCCATAAAAAATAGGGTCTACATACCTATAAATATGTAAACCCCAAATATTATCGTCTTGGTGTTGAAGAAAATGTTGGCGTAGAACGTTTTGCTTTACTATATTCGCCTTGTTCTGCCTTATTTCGTTCTTCAATTGCCTTAGAAATTTGTTGTATATAGAATCGTCTCAAGTGAATTGGTAGATTATACACGTCTTCCCATGTAAATCCACCCTTTCCATAGTAACACAAAGAAAATATCTCTTCGTGTAACCCTAATTTATAATCAGGTGCCAGGCCAAAAAAAGGAAACATCCATTGGAATGTCTATCTCCTTTACTTCACCAGTTGCATCTGAGACAAATGTAAATGTCATATCAAGGTCGGGTGAAATTGCCTTCATATGAGCACGAAGAGCACGTGAGTCTAAAGCAAATAGTTCGTTATCAACAAAGTTGTTTATTGTTGCTCGTCCTGTTTCACCATCGACGGCCAATATAAGATTCTTCAAACGTGTTGTTAGTTCACGGTCTATACCTGTACGGACTGTGGTTTTATTCATTCCTTTTATTTCGGTTTGAATATCTTTTTCTAACTTATGAGTCATTAGGCGGAAAGTGACAACCCGCTTCGACTGCGGTAGTTCAAAGTCGAATTCATTTATTCGACGCTCGAATAGAGAATAATCCACCTCCTTGTGTTCTATTTGAGTCAGGTCAATTGTAACTTTTTGTTTAGTACCCGGAGAAAACGGGTCGTCAATTTCCACTACATAATCTTTTCCATATCCTAAAATTCTAGCTGCAACCATGATTGCGTTTTTATCACCAACAAATAAATCCGAATAATTCATCGGTGTAACAATCAATGACTCGAATAACTTATCAAGAACAACGCCTTGTTTGATAAGATTCTGTGAGGTTAGAATATCTTCTTCCTTTGCCGTCATATACTTCATCTCAATAACACCTTCCGCTAACGGATGGCCTTCTGGATAAAGAAGTCCCTTTGATGGGAGAGGTACAATTTCTGTTGGAAAGTTTGATTTCTTGACCGAGGTCTGTTTGAAATCTGCCATGAGATTGGCTTTTAGTTCTTCGTCGGTCATCTCCATAGCTGTCTTTGGGAGATTATATCCGGTTGATACTTGTGCCATAACTAAATCCTATAACTAAATGAAACAATATTGTTCGTATAAATAAATATGGGTATACCGAGTTTTTTCTCGATATACCCAAATATTTTTTGATTCAAGTATTAGAACTGAAGTATGGCGTAATCATAAGCAAGTGTGAGAGAAATTTCAACGAAGTTATCCGTTGACCAATCCATATCACCAAATGTTGTTGCTGTAATGAAAGCACCCTTCAGAGTCCATTCTTCGACCTTATCACCAACAGGGCCGAGAACGTTGAATGTAATGTCCTTCTTATAGAAGTCAGAATATCCGTCACGACCTGTTACAGATTCGTGTGATAGACGAACCCACTCCATGACTGCTTGTGCAGCTGATGGAACGATTGGATCATATAGCTTGATAGTCACGTCCTGCCATTCACCTTTACCTTTTACCTTACGCTTGACATTGATATGATCTAGTGTGTTTGGGTTGAAGTTGATGTTTGGTCTACCTGCACCTTTGATGAGGTATGCTGGGACGCCTTCAATATACATGATAAACCGGTTGGCAAGTTTCGGTTCATACGGGGTAAAAAATATTTCGGTAGGATCAAGTAATTCAGCCATTTATTTCTCCAAGTTTAAAAATCTCTTTCATATAAATATAGTCACCTTCAGAAAAAATTGGGGGAGTATGTTTCAACTCCCCCGTTTATTTCATTAGGCACCTGGGAATGCCGCACCTGTTGATTGAATGTTGAAGTCAAGAATAATGAATTCAGCAGTTCTAGCAGGTTGTAGGTACAATTGACCATAAAGAATGTTACGGTCGATGATGTCAGGTGTGTTGTTCGACTCATCCATGATAACACGGAAGGCATAAAGACCTTGACGTTGTTGGATTGACTCAAGATATGGAGTAACGATGTTCAAGAATCGTGTACGTGTTTGTGTTGTGTTTTGTTCGAACACAAGGTAACGTGTAGCAGATGCAATGAACTTCTTAGCTGCAATCAAGAGACGACGAACGTTGATACGGTCAAGAGCAGATGGACGACCTTGAAGTGTCTTCTGACCCCATACACATACTCCTGTTGATGGGAATACTGCGATTGGGTTGATACGTGCTTCATATAGTTGGTCACGTTCAGCGTGTGTTAGACGTGTCTTCACTTCGATAACCTCTGTAAGACCACCACGGTTCAAACCAGCAGGAGCGAACCATTCAGCGGCAACACGGTCATTGAAAGCAATAACGCCAGGAAGAACAACTGAAGGTGGAACCCAAATTGGCTTGTTTCTATCGAAATCAAGAATCTTAACCCACGGATAGTATGTTCCAGCATAGTTAGAATCGAATCCTTCTGTTGTTGAGACAGCAGTGTTGATGTTATCATTATAACCAACCAAGTCCATCACATAGAAAGCATCACCACGGTCTTCACAAACATCCTTAGCGTATGTTGTAATTGGTGAATGAAGTGAGTGAACAACACCTGGTGTAGCAACCATATTGATGTCAAATTCATCAGGGTTAGATACCGCATCAATTGCCTTCTTGTATGATACATATCCATCAGCTGAAGTTGATGAGATGTCAAATCCTTGTGTATTAGCAGAAATCATATGTGTACCAACCTTCTTTTGAAGATTTGGCTTGTGACCATCAAATCCACCCTGGAATGGAAGCATGAACTTACGTGTATCAATTGCTGTATTTACAGTTAGGTCAATTGATGAACTGTATCCCGTCGCTGATGATGGGAAGTTCGCACCAGCTGCCTGATTATAATCCCCAAGATAGAAGTCTACGTTTGAACCAGTTGTCAGGTATGAATCGACCGGTAGTGGACGGAGATAATTGAAGTTATCAGTTGTAGCAAAATCGTAATTGAATCCGAAATATACACGACGATTGTAAGCACCACCAACTGTTTGTGCTGTTACATAATTTGCAGCACTTGGTTGTGTGAATCCAACACCACCAGAACTCAATGGAATTGGTGACTTAGGAGCACGGAATCCAAATGGTACGAGGTTAGGGGAAACACCACCGTTATTTACGGCTTCTGTTACTTCAACACGAATATATTTTGACTTATTAGAATAATCACCGTTTACAACAACCTTACCTTCGTCTGTAATTGTGATGTATCTATCACCAATTACACGAGAAATGTATCTAGATGAGTTAGGATCAAGATTACACTTGAATTGTTCTACTACATTTGGACGAAGATCTTCGTCTTCTGTTGTGAATGGTGTTTGTGGAAGCTTCGATTGATCTACAAAACGAACCACCACATCAAAATCACCATACTCAGAACCAGCGATTGTGCCAGCTGGTCGAACATTTGCAATACCAACCTTCACTTCATAGTTTGCATGAATACCGTGAGAAAGTGTATGGAACTTGATCAAATCAGTTGCAGTTCCACCGACCTTTTGAGAAGTAACCCAAGGCGTTGATGCTTCAAGGTAACTCTGTTCAAAGTTCCACGGTGCTGCAGCTGAACCACTTTCAAGTATAATTGTTGTTGTTGGATCTGCGGCAAGTGAGGCAGAAGCTGCCCATTTGAAGTTCACGTAGTTGTAAACTGCCTTTGTTCCGTATGGATTATATCCATAAAGATCACCAATGAAAGCACTTGATTCTGGATTAATAGAAGCACTAAATGGTGTGCCATTTTCATCTACAGCGTTTGTAAAAGCAGAAGTATCAGTTGTAAATGAACCAGAAACTCTAATAACAAATGAACCACTTGTATTTGAAGCAAGAGTTGATTTGTCAAATAAAGAAACTGTATCTGCACTTGTTACGACGAATGTTGGGTGAAGGAAGGAAATCAATCTCTTTCCATATGAACCAGTTGCAACAACTGCAACCGGATGTTTCAAGGAATATCCACCTGAACCCAAAACGCGAACGATTGTTGCACTACCTGCATTATTCAGGTAGCTCTTCGCGGTATAAGGAAGATATGATTGTTCATATGTTCCACCAAAATGTGTTACGAAGTCACTATATCCTTGAACTACCGTAGGAACAAATGCCGGACCCTTCATTGTTGGGCCGATAAGTGCTGCACCAATTTGTGCAATTCCCTGTGGTAAGAACGAAAGATCCTTTTCTACCGTAAACACGCCAGGACTTACAATTCTTTCATTAGCCACTATTTATCTCCAAAAAATTGTGTAATTATCTCTACTATAAATATGAGTCAAAAAACTCAAACTTATTTAGCAGATGGTATAAATTTACCAGAATCTAAGTCAAGAACACCATCACCATACTTCTGATTTAGATTTTCTACAAGTTCTTTTTCTTCTTTTTGTAAATCATCATATGTGTTGAAAAGATTTATTCTAAGTTCTTCAATTTGAACCAATCTTCTTTTCAGTAAGTGGAGTTCGACTTCAACCTGACCAATTTGAGCCGTGTTTGTAGCGTATCGTGATTGTAAATCTTTCACAGCCTGCACATCGTCAGTTTGAAAATCTTTTTCTGTATTCTCTTCCATAAAAACCTCTTATGTTAAAATAAAACTAATATAGTTGTGCTAATAAATATCAATCAAATTCCGTAGGATATACTTCTGGAGAGTTATTGAGACCATTTTCTCCAAAATCATTTAGTCTTCGTTGTAAATCTTCTAGTCTTTCTCTAGAGTCAGTGTTCAAACTACGGAATTGACCTGAATCGTAAATATCGCTATTCTTTTTGAATGGCGTTTCAATATCTCTATACGCCTCCTGTCCGAATGTAACTTTATTCATTGATACCACACGTTTTGTTGTTACTTGATTTCCGGCAATCTTTGGTAGTAAATATCCATGAACTGTTATTTGGAAAGATGAACGTATGATTCGGTCTTGACCAGTAGTGTTATTATCTTCCATAGTGAATGAATCAACGTTTGTTGCAAATTTTAGAGAATTCTTTTCACCAAATGATTGTCCTGTGAAATATACAAATTGTTCAACTAAAAAATTCAATTGATTTTGATACTCCGTCCAAGCTATGAAATCATATGTAACATCTACATAATCAGGTATAGGGGTTATATAGTATTCCTGTGGAGTTTTTCCATTACTCCCATATAAACTCGACCAACGGTCGTATGGTGAGTTTGCAGAATATTTTGGCTTTACAACATATCCCAATTGATTTGTTGTTGCAACCTTATTACGTCTCATTTCACTTTTCATATTTACACCAGAACGTCTGAATGTAATAAGTGGTACGAGCGTTTTTCCTTTTTTATCTTTTAGATACCCGTTTCTCTGTATAGATGCCCACTTTTCCGCATTAGCATAAAGGATTGGAACTAAAACAGTTTCACCATTATCCTCAACACTCAGTTGCATTGTTTGTTCTATGAATGACTTGACGGCAAAATCTATATCATATAACGTGATACCGATACTTTTTGTTTTATCTTTATCTCTACGAATTTGTGTATTTCTCGATCTACCTAAATCAATTCTTGGTCTTTCAACTAAATTTTTATCGTCTATGAAAGAATCAATTGTTTTTGTAATCGGTGGTTTACGGTATGGTGATGAATTTTTTGCCATTAGATATTATCCGGTAAATTGTTATCTTCTCTAATTCTTGGTGCTGAACGTATATCTTCTACATGAATTCTTGAACGTCGTGTTAGGTGTGTGTTTGCGATGATAGAAACATTGTGACCCCAACGTTCTGTTGCAAACGAGTAATCTGGATTCTTACCACCAAAGTATTGATTTTCTTGGATGGCATCGACTTCCCAATATTCGCCGTTGTATTCTATTACGTCACCAACTTCAACATATGTCTCTACATCTTTTAGAATTTCTCGGATAAATCCAAAATCACAAACTTGAGTATAGTCTTGTCCGAACTCGGTTCCTTCAAAAGTTTGTGGTTGACGATTAATTATAGATGATATTTTTATTGGTCTATTATAAACCTTCTTATCGGACTCATCATATATATTAGTCTTTGTCTGATTCAACGAAAGTTTATACAATGCAACTTCGGTATCTATAATATCCACA